GACCACAAGGTGACACAGGTTCACAAGGAATACAAGGATTAACTGGGTTAACCGGACCACAAGGAGATACAGGACCACAAGGATTAACCGGGTTAACAGGTCCACAAGGAGATACAGGTTCACAAGGAATACAAGGATTAACTGGGTTAACCGGACCACAAGGAGATACAGGACCACAAGGATTAACCGGTTTATCCTATACTATAGTGTCCGATTCTATTTATAATTTAGAAACCCCTCAAACTGATACAGTAATCAGTATTGTCAAATCGTCGCCATCTGCATATAATTTAACAAACTTTTACCCTGCTTTTCAAAATTCTGTGGAAAAAAACAATGTTATTTACTATGCAATTAAACCACCAGAAGATACCAGTAGTATATATTTACCAGAGGGTGAAACATATAATGTTGTTGGTTATAATAAAAGCTCACAATTACATACATTTATTATTCCAAGTGATATAAAATTAGAAATATATAATAATAACGAAAACAGTGATTATTTTGGTCAATATAGAACAACATATATTTCAAATATTATTAATTATAGTGATAATGAATTAATGTTTGTTGGTTCTTTTAATCGTGTTCAATTATTAGAAGAAACCGAATATACGAATTCTGAGTTTATGCTGATATATAATATTGATAATAATAGTTTTTATTTACCAGTTATACCCGGTAGTGCTAATAAAGAAATAAAAAGCTTATTTCGCAGCACGTTTAACAATAGTAAATTATATATGAATTCTTTACTTAATAATAATATGATGTATTTTACTGTGCATGAATTTGCATTAACAAATATTGATGGTAGTAACGGCACGACTAATGTTGGAAAATTTAGTATTGATATGAATAATAATTATTATTACAATTTAAATATAACAAATGGCGAATATAATGAATTTATACTATATGATAATCATATATATACATTTAGTGGTTCAATATTGTATAAAATAATATATAATACCGAGACATTTCTTATTGATGTTAATGAATTCCAATTAAACACACAACAATATATTTATTCTTTAAATATTTTAGGAAATAATTTAATTATAAATACGAATTATTGTGGGTCCAGTAATAGTACTGGTCAAGTTTTTAATGGAACCGAATTTAGTAATCTTCCCAATGGGGGATTATATAATGGTGTTGATAATATAATTACTGGGATTAAAGGTGATGATGAAATATTATTTATACCATCTAATTTTAATAATGAATTAACCACGGTTGATGGTACTAAACATTTTGGTAAGTTTGCGGTGCTATTAAAATATGATAGTATTACTTATACATATTATTACGAATTAAGTAATTTGTTATCTCCAATATTATAGATTAATTCCTTTTCGAATACTAAGAAATATACCTAATACCGCATCAATAATAAGAGGCATCCAAACATCACGGCTTTTTCTAAAAGCATAAATTGATGCTATTAAATAAAGCCCTCCATGCAATAACCGTTGATTTGACCACCATGTTACCCCATCTGATTCAATTGCATTTTGACGAAGATTTCCAAAAAATAAAATTAAAAACCCAACTGACATAAATAAAAGTGGTATACCCAGTATTGACAAATATTTAATTGGTAATTGGTGTGCAAATAGTGCAAGTAATAAACGCGATGGAATACAAAAAATAATAAATTTAATTTGGGGATATGAAAGCATTTATGAATTATTTATATGATATAAAGATATTATATAAATGTTGATAACACATAAATGACAACTAAACATAATGAGAATGATAAGGATACATATGATGATATTGAACAACAACTCCAAGATGCATTAAATGACGATAAAAATAAATCATTTTTGGAAACATCACGTGATGAAATTATGAATATTAAACGTAGTGTTATTTATTCAATATCTACTATTAAAGAAACTAAATATAAAGAAGAAATTTTAAATAAATTAGATGAATATATATATGTTGACCAAGTATCTGAATTTAAACCAGGAGCATACTTACGATGGATATCTTTAACAGATGAAACACTTACAAAACCATCGCTTAATCAAGGAGCATTTTTTTGTAAAATTCAAATTGGAACAAACGAATGCTTTATTGTATGTAAAAAAGGTAATTATTTTTTTCAAATTGCAATGGATGAATGTATTGTCTTTCAAAAATTATCACAAATGGAACAATTATTAATTGAAGCAATTGATACAATTAATCGTTCCTAAGTATTGTCTTCTTCATATTCACACTTAATTAGTTTTAATTTTTTAGTAAATAAAAATTTTTTATCATTTATTCGTCGGCGTTGTAAATTACATGACAAACATGAAATTACACAATTATTTAATGAGTGTCCCTTATTATTATCAATTCTATCAAGTGTCCATTGGTTCGGTTCTCTTAAATATTTGTAAAAAATATAAACAGGATTACTACAATAAAAACAAACTAATGAAGATTGAACAAATAAACTAATAATATTATTAATTGTAATTAATGGTTCTGTGTTTTGGTTTTTACTTAATAATTTGTTTAGTTGGTCTTGCCGTTTATACCCAACTTGTTTCTTATTTAATTCAGATAATAATAATGATAATATAGTATTATCTCCACTATAATTCACTTTATAACATAATCTACCTTCTTTATTTTCTATATTAATTATTAATTCATTTTGAAAAAAATGAGAGAACATACAAGAGGGTGAATTTTTATTTTCATTATATTGTATAATTTTTTGAATTCCCTTTCTCTCAATGGGTTTACATAAGTTTGTTTTTTCTTGTGATTTTAATAATTTTTTGATTTGATATGTACAGTGTTTTCCTTTAATATTTACAGTTTTTGTTTTAGTTGGAGAGACAAAGTTATCCATTAATATAATATAATTATTTAAATAAAACATATTTTACAAATTAACTACATATTACAGTATTATAACAATTGTTGAACACGACTTTGCTGTTAGTGGGTGTCTACAAGTAGGACATGAAGGAGATATAGCAGTTGTTTCGCATTTACGAAACCAATTAGAAATACACGAACTGTAATATTCATGCCCGCAATTGGTTATTGTATCGCAAAGTTTTACGTCACAAATAACACAAATTGTATTCGTACGCTGGTCAGATGAGTGTAATTCGGCCGTCGCAGTAATGCGTAATCTGGACCTCATATTATCATTATGCTCGTAATTGTAATTACGAGAATTATCACGCCTATTATATGTATTCATATGTTCCAATACCAATAAATTCGAAGTACTAATACTTGGTAAATAACCCATGATATACAAATCATTTTTTTTAAATAATACATAAATATTCAATTAATATTATTTACTTAAATTTGTATGTATAAAAAAATGATTATTTATAACTATAATGATAATAACTATAATAATAACACAAATATCAAATAAGTATGTTATGTAATAAATCTCGTTCTAATTCAGTATCGCTGGATGATGAATGGTATCAATTTCTTGCAGATTCAGATAATATTAATAATATTAATAATATTAATAATATTAATAATATTGGGATTGAGATTGATGACACTAATTTAAGTAATACTTATAACGATACTAATCATAATTCTGATATTTCTAGTATTTCTGATAAAGCACCTCAAGCAGGGCCCATTAATATTTCAACCAGGTCACAAATTGTTCAACTAACACATCCATTAGATATTGAATCATTATTTTGGAAACTTCATGTGCAAGAGTTTCATAAAAGAACTCCTGGTATTATTAAACAAGTGTGCAAACTAAAATTATCTACTCCGGATGAAGTAACTATTTTGCAAGATAAAATAAATAAATGCCCTCGAGCCACATCCAGAATTGTATCATCCAAAGAACTAACCGATTCACTTGTTGATACTCAAATTAAAATAACAATTGGGTTATGCGACAAAGATATAACTAAAAAATCTCGTAAACAATCAAATGCATTTTTAAATAGTATATCATTAACATATCGCTTTGAATATAAAGAAAAATTAACTGAAATACATGCAAAAATATTTAACACCGGTAAAATTAAAATACCAGGAATTAAATCGAATGACATGTTTTTAAAAGTGACACACGATTTATTAAATATTCTTAAAAAAATTATACCAGATATTGAGTATATTAATAACCCAATAAATGTTATTATTAATTCAGATTTTGTATGTGGGTTTTATATTAACCGTGATAAATTTAATACAATTTTAAAAAATAAGTATAATTTACAAACTGTTTATGTGCCATGGTACCCAGGAATTAATTGTAAGTTTTATTATGATTCTAATGCTACATCCCATAATGGTCAATCAACAATAAATACAATTCAAAATAAACCTATATCAATTATGATATTTAGAACTGGAAGAATCTTAATTGTTGGAAAATGCGATGAATGTCTTATTAATTATATATACAAATTTATTTCTGATATTATTAAAGATGAATACTTAAATATTCGTCAACATGTTGCATCTCTTCCAGACTCAGCCCAAATAACAATTGACTCTGGTAGTAGTATATCTGAAAAAGAACCAATTAAACTTAAAACAAATCGTAAACGTAGAAAAAAAAACATAACAATTGACACAACTTTACTATAAATTACAAATTACTAATTTTTATCATGCAATGCATAATAATTAGTTGCTTTTACTAAATATTTTATATTTTCATTGTCCATTGCTGTATGTCCTGCCATGGTTGGAAAAAAACGAGAATGTGGAAGTAGTTTATGCAACTTATATGCAGTTTCAAATGGTGTTATCATATCATACATTCCTTGTACAATAGTTATTGGAATATGTTTTATTTTTTGTAAGTTTTTTGGATTTGTAAAATAACCATTTGGAAAAAAACAGTTATTTTCAAAATATTGAAGTTCTATTTTGCTTGTTTGTTTGTATCGGTCAGATTTTACATGTTGAATTACCGTTTTTAATGGAATACGATTAATGGAGGACAAACTTTCTTCCCAAACACTCCAAGCAAGTAAACATTTATTACGTTGACGAGGCGTCCCCGAATAAAAACACTTTTTAAATTCTTTCATGAATTTTGTTCCAGACGTTGTCTTAGCAATTATTTTTTTGGATGTTTGTGGGAGGGACGATTTATAATATTCCCATCCATCTGGATTAATTCGTTGAGCCCCACCTGGTTCGCTTATCCATTTATTTTCAGATGGTGTGCAAAAAAAAACGCCTCGAATAATAAGTTCAGTAGTGCGTTCTGGGTAACAGAATGCATAAGCAAGAGATAAAGTTGAACCCCAAGAACCACCATACACCATCCATTTTTTGATTAAAAAGTGTTTTCGAACTACTTCAAAATCATTAATAAGGTTCTTAGATGTATTTCCAGTAAGTTCACCAGATGGAATGCTTTTACCACTTCCTCTCTGGTCAACTAAAATAATAAAATACTTTTTTGGATTAAAAAATCGGGCCATTGAAGGATTAATTCCGGCACCAGGACCACCATGTACATATAATACAGGTTTCCCACTGGATGTTCCATATGTTTCAACATATAATTTATGTTGTTTTGATACTTGTATAAATTCTGTACTATTTGGTTTTATTGGTGGGAACAAGTATGTATTACTGTGCAATTTATTTAGTTTTTTTGTTTTAATTTGTTTTTTTAATCTACGCTTTGTTTTTTTGTGAGTTTTTTTAATGCGAATTTCCTTCATTATTGTTATATTATATATAATTTTATTTTTTTATCAATCATTTTAAATATTTAAAACATAATATAAATATAAATATAATTTGAACACTAATTTAATAGTTTATTATGAAATTTATACTTGATTTAAATATGAGTTTAAATATAAATAATTACACGGTAGATGACTTTACATACCTTTTTAAAATACCAAAAAAATATAATAATGAACATCTTTTACATTGTAAAAAAATAGTGGTGGGAATTCATCCAGACAAATCAAAAATTGACCCAAAATTTTTTATATTTTTTTATAAAGCATACAATATATTATGTGAAGAAAAAAAAAATCAAACACGTGGAACAGTTATAAGCACAAATAATTTTATGTATGACCCAAAAGAATTAGACAAAGATAATGAATATAATATAAAGAATATTAATCCAACAAATAACGGTAAAAATATATGGGATAATGCCAAATTTAGAGATACATTTAATTTATTAGATAATTCATCCGTAATTCAAGAATTGGGATATGGCGACTGGCTAAAAGACGAAACAAATGATTGTACAACACAATTCCCCAACAAACCCCAACAAGCTTTAACTCTTAATGATAGGTCGATAAATATCTCGTCAATATGTGGAACAGATTTAATAGATACTGGAAATAAATCATTTGGTTCGGATATTTTTAGTTCTTTTGAATATTCAGATATTATGCAAGCATATACAACAAACCCATGCGCACAATATGAAAATAATAATGAAGTTAATCGATATATAAATTCTCAAAGGCAGCCATTAAATTACAATCCAAACTCAATATATAATTAATAATTTTCAAATTAAAAAAAAAATATAATAACCGAAAATCTTATATA